GCTTATTAGGCCGTCCTGTAAAGGAGACAACAATGGACTAGAGAGAAGCCAAAGTAGTCTCATTGGGGAAGACAAATGTAAGGAGTGACCTGAGATCAAGAACAGGGTCATCGTGTGGGGAGAAAAGGTAAATCGAGCCATAGTTAAGTGGTCAAGTTTTACGTTTACTAGAATTGGAAGAGGAGATCGTAAAATTGTTATTCTTCCTTTCAGTAGGGGTGGGGGATGGTATGGACATTTGATAATCATCAGAAACGTCAGTATCGGTCATTATGTACCGGCGTTCTTTTGAATCATCAAGTAACAAAGAAGGGGCTTTGAGTGGGGAAGTGGCAAAATTTGTGGGTAGTGCTATGACGAGCAGGTCGCCATTTGCAACGGTGCCACCGCCATTGGTTCCATTGGTGATGCGGACGTTGCCGCCACCATTTACGTTCAGGAAGTATTGATATAACATGCCACCTGAGGTATTATACACTAGGAGTCCGGTGACTCCTACGTTCTCAGAAGTAAACGCAGTTCCAGCCCCGAAGAGCTGGATAATTGTGACGTTAGAGGAAAGGGTTAAGGAGTGGAAATTCATAAGGCCGGTGCCACTCACTGAAGGGACACCGATCCGATAGGTGACCATGACCTTACCAACGTATCCTTGCGGAAAGTTGATAGTGTCAAGGTTTGATCCGTCATGGGCACTCAAAGTGGTGCCTAGGTCAGAGTCAGTGGTGAGATTGGGGGGTGAACCTGTAGTCCCATAGTAATTGGGCCCACCGGGTTCAGACGCACTATTATTAAGAATATAGTGGTCGTAGACATCAACAGTAGCGTTAAGTTTAGGTTTAAGCAACGTGATGTCATAAGTAACCCACAACTCACCGATATTAGTACTGGCTCCCTGCATACCTACAGTGGCAATATAAAAGTTGCCCCAATCGTATAGACGGGGATCGCCACTAGTAACTGGGGAGGATCGGGTGTATAACACATTTGTTGGAGTCTCAAGTTTGTTACACTCAATAGGATGCATAAGATTGACGGATGGTTTTCCACTACACGTGAACTGAGTCTGCTCCATTTGAAATTTATTAACGAAGGGAGCATCAAGAACGTTGTAGTCAGTGGCCATGATAACAGTACCAGACGCAGTATTGGTAGAAGCTAAGGCGTCATACGAGTTCGATTTGAACTCGTAAACGACGCCATTAAGTCGGTACTCCTGATAATTTTCGGCGGATGCCGACAGCCAGGGGAAGGATTCCAACAATCCAGGCTGAATGGGAACCTGTTGGATAGAGAAGGCACCGATGGTATCGGAGGTGATAACATCGTTAAGAAATTCACGGTGTTGTATACGGGTGCCAGAAGAGAGGTTACGAAAACTCGGTAACTGGTCCATTGACCCGATTAGCGAGTTACTGGAGACTTTATAGTCCCCAAATCCGGTAATTTGTCGAAACAAGTTACCGGCCATACCACCTAACGTCTTGCCAGTTGGTCCGAAATAGGAACCAAGTTTCGCACCGATTGCGGGGGCATTGAAGCCGCCCCGACGTTTCTTAGGAACTCGG